CCGTCGTTCTTCAGGTAGATGATCGCCTGAGTGAACGTGTCCACGTAGTCATCATGGTCGGCCACCGGGAATTTGCTGAGCTGCTTCATGAAGGGCTGCGCCCAACTCACAGCGTGCCCACGGTTTTTCCCGCTCTCCGGCACCCACAACAACCCCAGCTCCAAGGTCGGCGCGGCTTGATGCGCGCGGCTGACCTTGTCCGCCATGCCCGGATTATACCCGACCGCAGGCACTTTCGCTAGGCGCAAATCTTGCAGCAGGGACTGCCCGCTGGCCTTGGCTTCGACGAGGATGCGATCGGGCTTGCGTGCGCGCCTGATGCCGTCCTTGACGGTCGTGCCGCCGTACTCTGTGCCCCAGTCCTTGATCGCCCGGTTGCGCAGGTCAGGGTAAGACAGATGCTCATCCCACGCATCGATGAGCATGGCGTTGCGTTCATTATTGTGCGTGAAGATCGCCCAGACCGAGCAGGCCGTGGGGTCGCCCGATGTCTTCTCGGTGAAGGCGCAGTCGTAGGACTGCAGGATGTATTCGAACTGCGGCAGCCCCTTGTCGGCTGGCCAGAGCTGGAAGCAGTCCGTCTTCAGGATGCCGCCGCCGCTCGGGGTCGGGTCTTGCTGCAGCTGGCCAGCCGTCCCGTACTCGCCAAGCAGCTGCTTGAGGGTGGTGATCTCTTTCTCGCCGAAGCGCTCCGGGCATATCAGCTCGCCGATCTTCTTGCGTGGATCGTACGGACCGAGAACCGTCTTGCGAGACGCGCCATCCCACTCAGCCGGGATGCAGATGTGTTCCCACCCGCCGATGTCTTCAAGGATGTGGCCGCTGATGTCTTTCTCATGCAGGCGCTGCATGACGGTGACCATGGCGTCGGTCTTTGGGTTGTTCAGTCGGGTCGACCACACCTGATCGAACCACTCCAGCGCCGACTCTCGCATGGCCTCTGACTGGGCATCCTGCGCGCCGTGCGGGTCGTCGAGGATCAGGCGCGAGCCGCCTTCACCCGTTGCCGTGCCGCCGACCGAGGTGGCGATGCGATAGCCGGTCTGATCGTTCTCGAAGCGCTGCTTGGCGTTCTGGTCGCCCGCCAGCCTGAACATGTGGCCCCAGCGCTCCTGATACCACGGCGACTGCACAAGGCGCCGGGCTTTCAAGTTGTCGCGGATCGACAGGTTGCCCGAGTAGGACGCGCAGAGGAACTTCTGTGCCGGATCGGTGAGCCACTCCCACATCGGCCACATGACGCTGACGATCGTCGACTTGGAGTGACGGGGCGGGATGTTGACCAGCAGGCGGTGGATTTCGCCTGCGCTGACAGCCTCAAGATGCTCGCAGATCGCCTCGATGTGCCACGAGGGAATGAACGGGACGCCGGGCTCAACCACATGCCACGCTTGGCGAACGAACTCGTAAAGCGATGCTGACGCCGCCCTGCGCTCCTGCTCCTTGCGGATGAGGTCCAGCATGACCTCTGGGCTGAGCTGAGCGTTCATTGCTCTTTGGGTTGGGCCTGAGCTTTAGCCATGAGTTTGGCCATAGCCGCAAGTTCGGTGTCGGTGAGGTTCTTGAGGTTCAAGGCCTGCGGCGTCATGGAGCCGTCGGAGGAGGTCAGGTCAACGTCCTGCTTCTCGCGCCAATCGCTCGGGAAGCGGTTTTTCATGTTGAAGATGTAGCTGGTCGCGTTGAAGCCGGGAACTGAGCCGAAGGTTGCCAGCTTGCCTTGACGCTCCCACCAGACCTGCGCACGCTGCAGTCCGCGCTTTACGGCGCTGAAAAATTCAGGATGCTCGTCCATCCAGTTTGTAATTGTTGCCCTATCAACATCACATGCTTCGGCCATTCCTGCGAGGGTTTCACCTTCTTCGCCTGCGGCTATGACGATGTCGCACATCGAGGGGTCGTATTTCGTAGGCCGTCCGGCTGGCATGCTTCCCTCGCTCTGTCGTTCACGGTGCGGATTGGTTGGCGGGCATTATACGCTCAGTGCTGACGAAAAGGAAGCCCGGCTGATTAGCGCTTCACGGCGATGTATTCGAAGAGGCCGAAACCTGCCCGCCTGCAAAACAGGAAACACAGCTTTTCAGATTCCGCTTTGGCAGCCGCGTAGCGATGCAGGCCGCCGCAGCACTGTCCGACATGGTAAACGATGCGGTCACCCTTCTGCGCCTCGCCCAGCGCGCGGTAGAGGGCATCCTGCTTGGTGTCGCCGGTGATGTAGATCGTGTTGCTCACTTGGTTTCGCGCTTCGATGAGTTGATGACTGCAATCAATCTGTCCCATGATTTTCCGTTTTGCGCCCTTGGCGCGTCAGTCATCGAAAACACATGCACGACTTGCCCACCCCACTCTCGCCCGCTGTCTTCTGCGTACACATGGCCAGCCTCAATCATGTCTGCCAGTGCGTCTGACACATCTGAGATGTCAGCCCTCATTCTGTTCGCGATCACCTTTGCGGACAAATGCCCATACTTAGAAAGAAGGGCTGCGATCCTTATCTTGAGAACATTCCGAACGTCCATGTATCCATCCCCTTGGTAGATTAATAATAATATTACACATCTGGCGCCGCAAATCAAAGAGGAAATGATGTTTGCACATTACGCGCCAAGATACACAGGCGTGATAACTTCCAACCCATTGGCCTATAAGGCTTTTCTATTGATATTATATGTTTACACATATCTATATACTTACTTATTTTACCCATAGACCCTCTATAGGAATCCCACTGTGGCACCCCATATGGGTATATCTATGCCTCTTACGACCAAATCCGTGTAAACATGAATAAATCAATAAAATCAAATACTTAAGTGATAAAACATCGCAAAAACAACGTGTATCATTGCGTAAACATGTTGGATGGCGCGCCCAAAAGCGCGCCCCATCACGCCACCACCCAAACATCTGGGATTTTCCCCTTCCAAGCCTTTTTTCCAGCCTCGCGACGGATCATGCCTGCGCTCACCATTTTGTTCAGGATCGGCTCGAGCGCCTCGGGCTTCATTCTCATGCGGTTTGCCAGCACCTTGGTTGATGCGCCCTTGTCTGGGTCAATGTAATTGATGACGCGGGCGGCGATTGCTTCTTCTGGGCGGTCCTTGGAGTTGTCGTTGGCGAAGACCAGCTTGATCTTTGCGTCGAGTTCGGCGCGGACATATGCGAAGGCCCAGCGCACATGCTCGGCGGTTCTCTGGGCTGTTGGTATGGCCAGAATGAAGCTGATCTTAGCGACCAATTCATAGGCGCGCCGGATCATGGCGACGGACGCCTCCCCGGTGTTCTCGCCCATCTCCTCGGCATAGGCGTGCAGCCACTTGGACACCTTGCGAAGCATATCGCTGGCATCATCGTCGGTTTTAACGGGTTCGCGGTCGCCGGAATATTCCACCCGCCCACCGCTATTTATCACGTCAAAGTTGCCGCCGTGGAAAATCTGGGCCAGCCTCATGGCAAGGTTTTCTGGCATCGGGCGCTTGCGAAAGTTCTCTCGTTCTTCTGGGTTATTGTCCGTTTCGGCCACGATGATCGCGCGGCCCACGAAGCCCTGCGTTGCCGTTTCACCGTCCATGATTTGATCGAAGGTGCCGGGCGTTGTGAAGCCGACCACGGAGAGGAACGGGCGATCAAGGCCTTCGTCCACCATCTTTAGCATACGCTGAGCGCGGGCGATTAGATCATCGCGGCCATCATCTTCGGCCTTGGCCAGCATCCCGCCAAACATCTTGCGAAGGTCGCGCTTGGTGTCGCCCTGCAAAAGCATTCGGCTGTTGGCCTTTGAATAGCCCGACATGATCGCGCCGAACACACTCTCAAGGTAGGCAGCACCGCCCCGCTTCTGGGCATTGCGAACCTTGATGAGAAAAATGCCGATTTCATCGATGATGTAATAAGCCGACTGGTGTTCGATCAAGTTCCGCATGATCTCTTGCTCGGACTTGATGCCGCCTTGCAGCGCGTAATGCACGCCCGCCGCAATGTGCAGATCGGTCAGGGCCTGCATAACAGCTTCTTTCCCGGTGGCGCTGGCGGCCACGCAAAAGGCCAGCATGTTGGCTGTGACGCCATCGCGCAGGTCTTCGTGGCGAAGGCCGCCGATGTTGCCAATGGCAGAAATAGCAGATGCCACGGCCAAGCGACGGCGAGGATAGCGGCACTGACTGTCGATCCACGCGGCCACATCACCAACAAAGCCGGGCGGGGTGAGAAGGTCTAGGCCGTCAAGGGGAAAGGGTGGCGGGAAACGGTCGTTGCTTTCCGGGGCCTCTGGCGCGGGCGGTGCAAAATCTTCGGCGCTAAACTCGTCCTGTGAATAGGCTTGCGCGACTTGAGGTGCCTGCCCGAACTTGGCGCCGTTATAGCCAGCCTCAAAGTCTGCGAAATCGTCGGCACTCATTTTTTACCTTCCATTTGATCTGCGGCCCACTTTACAAAGGCCGATTGTTCACTGGGCGACATGCGCCTCCAAAGCGCGCCGACAAGACGCTTGATCTGCCGAGAAGCAAACAGCGCATGACCACCGCTCATGCCGCCCA